TATTGTATGGGAAGAAGATGGATTTACAAGTAAATCCAAAATGTGGTTAACCTATGAGGAGGTTATAAATGACACACGTTCAAGAACTCTACACGAAGAAGAGAGGACTGGAACTTGAATGGTCGCAGCACTATAATCAGGAGAAAAGATATACTCTTGATATGGTGAGGATTGATGACAAAATTAAACAAGTCATCAGTCACATTAAGCAAGCTGAAGCTAAAGAAGCTCAGAGACTTAATAGAATAGAAGAAGCTGCACCTACTACGTCAGTAGCTACGTAAACAAAAGCTACATCGCTGAAAACGTAACTTCACTACAGGATCTCTTGCACTTCTTAAAAATCTGATATATAAAATCCTTACTATACAATTAATTAGAACGTAGACGAGTATAGTCGACGGCCTAGAGACTACGTTCGGAAAACTAGGAGGATATAATTATGGCAAATACAACGTTTAATGGTCCAGTGCGTTCGGAGAACGGATTTGAGGCTATTACAAAAAACACATCTACGGGTGTGGTAACTAAACTTGCTGATTTGTTTTCTGCGAATAAAGCTAATACGACAGCTGCTTCAAGAGCCGGAGCGTTATTACTTAATTCGATAGCAACAGACAGCTTTACGGTTCAAACATATCAAGCAACAGTAACAGTTGCAAATGGAGCTACAAGCGGAAATGAAGCATCTATCGGAATGCCGGATAACTTTTTACCAATAGCGGTAATGGTTACAATTGACACTGCAGCAACAAACGCTGTTAACTTAGTTGACATTGGAGTTCAAGGTGACACTGATGACTTTGTTGATGGTATATCAGTGGCTGTTAACTCAACTGGATTCAAAGGGATCTTCGGTTGTAACGGTCTTAGAGGTATCTCTGGAACTGATGGCGCTTTAACCACTGCTGATGAAGTAGCTATGGTTGTTAACAGTGACCCAGGAGCATCTGGTGTAACAGCAACTTTAACTTTCATTGGAGTTGTTGGATCACAAACTTTAGATTTAAGTATCTAATTTAATTATGTGGGTGAGAAACTTCGAGACTTTTTGATCTTGATACTCACCCACACCAATAAGGAGATAAAAAATGGCAGCTAAAGGCGACGTAAAAGCAGTACAAATAACAGCTACGGGAAGTGTGTTTGCTGGTAGAACAAGATTAAGAGGAATTATTCTTTCTAATACCACTACGACAACAACAACGGGCTCAATAACTTTACAAGATGAAGACGGTACTCAGTTTACATCTGAGGTACCACCAGGTGATGTCTTTTCATTTAATATACCTGAAGATGGTATTTTGTTTAAAGTTTTGATGACTTGTAATGCAATAACAAGTGCAAAGTGTACTGTATTGATAGATAAGTAGGAGGTTAGATGGCTAACACTACTTCTGGGACAACAACTTTTGAAAAAACTTTTTCTATCGATGATATCATAACAGAGTCATTTGAAAGATTAGGACGTTTTGATTACAGTGGTAATGATCTTGCCACTGCAAGGAGATCTTTAAATATTTTATTTCAAGAGTGGGCCAACAGAGGTTTGCACTATTGGGAGATAGCAAACAATAATATTACACTAGTTGCGAACCAAGCAGTTTATACTATGTTCAGATCTGCAGCAGATGGAACATCTGATGCCACAGCTGTCTTTGGTGTTGATGACATATTAGAGGCAGTGTACAGAAATTCTTCTAATGTTGATTTTCCATTAACTAAAATTAACAGATCAGCTTATCAAGCTCTTTCTAATAAAACTAATACTGGAACACCCACACAATATTATGTGCAAAGATTTATAGATAGAGTTACAATTACACTTTATTTAACACCTGGATCTTCAGAAGCAGGTAATTTTTTAAATTATTATTATGTAAAAAGAATCCAAGATGTAGGGGCGTATACAAACGCAGCTGATGTTCCTTATAGATTTGTGCCTTGTATGTGTGCAGGTTTAAGTTATTATTTAGCTCAAAAATTTGCTCCACAAAGAATACAAGAAATGAAATTAATTTATGAAGACGAACTTAATCGTGCGTTAGAAGAAGATGGATCTTCATCTAGTTCGTACATAACACCAAAGAATTATTATCCAAATGTCTAATTTATCAAAAGGAAAATATGCACAATTTATATCTGATCGTTCTGGTCAAGCATTTCCGTATACTGAAATGGTTATTGAATGGAACGGGGCTAGAGTGCATGTATCTGAGTTTGAACCTAAACACCCACAGTTAGAGCCTAAACCTATACAGCCAGACAGCCAAGGTTTAAGAAATGCTAGACCTCAAACTTTTACAATTAACTCTGGAGGCGGTGGAGGTATAGTTGCTAATTTAACTTTACCAGGTGATTTTGCATTTGGTGCAAATAATATGACACCTGAAAATGGATCTGTTGCAAATAATAAAAGACAAGCTAATATGTTGTTAGGAGAAGTAGGAGTAGATATAACATGACGTATGCTGAATTAGTACAAAAGATTAGAGATTATACAGAAGTAGGATCTTCAGTTTTAACTGATAGTATAATTAATGATTTTATATTAGATGCTGAATTTAAAATTTTAAGAGACGTAGACTCTGATAACAATAGAAGATATGTTACAGCTACTATGATATCTGGGCAAAGATTTATAGATACTCCTGATGATTTATTAGTCGTAAGATCTGCTCAAATTATAGATTCTGATGGTGTTGGTCAGGCTGATAATAGAGATTTTTTAAAGTATAGAGACACTAGTTTTATGTCAGAATTTAACCCTACTGGAGCCACTGGGGTTCCTAAATATTATGGTATGTGGGATCAGGACACTATCGTGGTGGCTCCCACACCTAACGCAACATATACAATTCAGCTAAATTATATCTTGAAACCTGCTGGATTATCGTCTACAAATACTACTACATATTTGAGTCTGCAATTTCCCAACGGACTTTTGTATGCAAGCCTCATCGAGGCGTTTAGCTTCTTGAAAGGCCCAAATGATCTCTTGCAATTATACGAAGGAAAGTATAAACAAGCGATAGAAGGCTTCTCAATTGAACAAATGGGAAGAAGAAGACGAGATGAATACCAAAGTGGTGTCAATCGTTTAGGAAAACAATAGGAGATAACACATGGCAATTACGCAAGCAATTTGTAATTCTTTCAAAAAAGAACTTTTGGAAGGTGATCACAATTTTAAACAATCTGGTGGTGATGTATTTAAGTTAGCTCTGTATACTTCTTCTGCAACTCTAAACTCTGCAACTACAGTATTTACAACTACTAACCAAGTAACGGCTAGTGGTCAGTACGCATCTGGCGGTGGTAAGTTATCAAACGAAGGAACATCTGTTGCATCAGGTGTTGCTATCGTTGACTTCGCTGATAGATCTTTTACTGGAGTTACAATTACAGCTAGAGGTGCCTTAATCTATAATACGTCTGCAACAGTAACAAACGCAGCCGTTGCAGTTTTAGATTTTGGAGGAAACAAGACAGCTACCTCTGGTACATTTACAATTCAATTCCCGGCGTTTACAACCGCAGCAGCTATTCTAAGGATATCTGGATAATAGGAGGTAGATTCCTATGTCCAATACTTGGGGTCAGCAAACTTGGGGTTTTAACCAATGGAACGATCTATCCAATAGTGCACCTGCTGTAAGTGGAATATCACTTTCGGCAAATATTGGTTCTGTAACTCTTACTGGTGAAATAAATTCTGGTTGGGGACGACAAGGTTGGAATGAAAATGGTTATGGTATTCCAGGTACCTTAATACCTTCATCTTTTAATTTATCTGCAAATTTAGGAAGCGTTAGTGTAACAGTCGAAGTTAATGTTGGTTGGGGCTCTGATGCATGGGGTGTTGAAAACTGGGGTCAATCAGGAAATGCCTTTGTTGTTCTTGGTCAAGGTTTATCTGCAGCTGTTAATGTAGGAAATGTTTTTGGAACAGCTAATGTAACATTAACTGGCATAGGTGCCACAATGGCAACAGGAAGCGCAACTGCTTTCTCTTTAGTTGTAGTTCCTGTAACTGGAAACCCTTTAACAACTGTATTATCTTTTGATCCTGAAAACCTTCCTGTAACAGGATCTGCTGCAACTGTTTCTCTTGGAACAGCTATAGGTGATGCAAATACTATTGCAGAAGTTTCTCGAACATCTACATTAGGTTGGGGTTACAAAACAACTTGGGGACAAGGTGTTTGGGGTAATCAAACAGGCGATACATTATCGATGAGCATGGATGAAGGAACAGTTGATCCTTCACCTGATGCTACAGCAACTGGTCAAGGAATGACCGCTGCTTTATCTGTGGGAACGGTAATCGCAGGAGACGCAAATACTTTACCTTTAACAGGTATAGCTATGAGCGCTTCTTTAGGAACTGCTGTATTGGACGCAAATACCATAGCTTCAATTACAGGATTTGGATTAACAAATAACTTAGGAAGTGTAACTTTATCTGGTGCTGCTAACATAGATTTAACTGGAATTGGCTTGACAACAGCTGCTGGAAGCCTT